CAACTCTCACGCGCAGCTGGAACCTACATCAACTATCCGGTTGGTGTAGAACACCAAGTCAGGATATCTCGCTCATGACCTTTGCAGATCCGCAGTCAGTTACGATCTCTGGCACAGCACACTCGCTTCCGCGGGTTGCTGTGGACGGTTCCGGCTCATCCTATTCCAAGGATGACGGGACTGTCCAGTACATCGTTGTGCAGGCCTATGGCAAGCGCAATCGACGCACTGTCAAGATCGTGCACTCGAAGAACGCTCCCGATCCGCTGTTTCCGACCCAGAACACTCCCTACTCGATGACAGCTTATGTCTCGGTAGATGTGCCCAAGGTCGGTTACACGATCGCAGAGCAGAAGGCTGTTGTGGATGGCTTTATCGCCAACCTCAACGCCACTTCGGGTGCCAACCTCACCAAGCTTCTTGGTGGGGAGAACTGACCCAGGTTGGAACCTGGTTGGCGGGGGGCCGTTGAAATACGGCCCCCCGTCCTAATCTGCAGCGCAGAAATGCGTCTGGTTGTGGGCTAGGGATCTTGCCAACTCTCCTAAGAGGGAGCGACAAGTGAAAAGCCCGAACGACATCCTGCAATACATCCTCGAAGATTTGGGGATGTGGTGTCGCACTAGCACCAGCCATGATCTTAAAACGATCATGGCACGAGTCGAACACGAAGGGTGGTCGTTTCTAACGATCACCCTCCCGGCCTTTGGTAAAGACTTCGAGAGAAGTCTTGACCAAGGGTTCGTGGGTCCTACGCAGTTCTACGGTTTCCGTAGATCCGGTGGTCTCCCCCTATTTCTAGGAGGTTTCCTCGACTGTGTGTTCGATCGTCGATCTGGTGAGCTACTCAGCGTTCCCAGCATAGCGTGTATCCAAGCGATACGTCAGCTAACGCTGATGTTCGCGAAGATATCCCTCGAGTGCAGTCCTGCACGCGAGAAAGCCGCTATGAGGAGATACGTTGAGTGTGAGCAGGAAGTTGCCGAGTCTTCCGATAACCTACCGCCAGAAATGGTTGATAGGTATTGTCGGGTTGGGACTCTGCTCTGGGGCGATGTTTTATCCGGTGTGGACAGCGATGTCTACAACGGTAACATCGTCGCGAGACATGGTCCAGGCGCAACGGCCGACAAGCTCCGCGGAAACGCGAAGTGGAGTCAGTCCGAGTGGACCTGGAGACTGGAACAAGTGTTCCCTCATGGGGAGCATCTTGCTTCCAGCTGGAGGTATTTCCAAGACCTCCAGCATGTGCGCTTCCTCGAACCTGGCACTGAAAGACCCACCAGGGTCGTTCCAGTGCCTAAGACACTCAAGACTCCACGGATCATTGCCATTGAGCCAACGTGCATGCAATTCATGCAACAAGGCCTATTGGCATCTCTCCAGCGTTGGATCGGAACAGACAACTCCGCTCTCCAACTTGTCGGATGGACAAGCCAGGTGCCTAATCAGCACCTTGCTTGTCAGGGCTCTAGCAATGGAACCCTCGCCTCCCTTGATCTCAAGGAAGCCTCTGACAGAGTCTCGAATCAGCATGTACGACTCCTGTTACGAAATCACAGCTCCCTCGCGGGAGCAGTGGATTCAACCAGAAGTCGGAAGGCTGATGTGCCTGGCCATGGTGTGATTTCCTTGGCCAAGTTCGCGTCTATGGGTTCGGCCCTCTGCTTTCCGTTTGAAGCGATGGTCTTCGCGACCATCATCTTCAGCGCGATTGAAGAGGACCTAGCTCGTCCGATCACTAGGAAGGATATCAAATCCTACCTAGGAAAGGTGCGCGTCTACGGAGACGATATCATCGTCCCTGTAGAACATGTGCATTCTGTGATTCGTTATCTCGAGGGATTTGGACTCCTCGTGAATCGCGACAAGTCTTTCTGGACTGGAAAGTTCAGAGAGTCTTGCGGAGGGGACTTCTACGACGGGCACGATGTTACCATCGTGCGCATGCGTAGTGTCCTTCCCGATCACAGACAGCAAACTCGAGAGGACTACGCTGGTAGCGTAGTCTCCACAGTCTCTTTCAGGAACCAGCTTTACAAGGCTGGTCTCTGGAAAACTGTGGAATATCTTGACTCGTACTTGGAAGGTTTGATTCCCTTCCCGTACGTCTCCGAGATATCTCCCGTTCTTGGCAGGTACTCGTTCCTCGGTATCGAACCCGGGGGTCGAGTATGTCCTGACCTTCAGATCCCTCTTGTCAAGGGAATGAGGGTGAAGGCTACCATTCCTCGCTCACGCTTGGAAGGGTATGCTGCCTTGAACAAGTGTCTCACTACCATGTTTCACCGAGAAGGTGCACCTCTGGAGGAAGTTCTCTTCAGAGATGCATGTCTCGGCGATTACACCGACTACGTGCCAACGAGTCGGGGTAGCGAGCACCTTGAGTATGCTGGACGTCCTGTTGCCGTCGACATCAAGCACAGGTGGGGACCCGCCTAACCAGGCGGGTTCGTGGTTGCCATAGTAGGCGCCACGCTGGGAGTCTTGTGCAGACTCCTCTCGGAGTCCGAACTCAATTCGCTTGAAG